TTTAAAAAATACAGAAAATCTATAGGAGATTTAAAAAGTCAAAATATTGTTAGAGACGTTGAAGTTGATAAGAAATTAGACGAATTTAAAAACATTCCAAATTACAAAGAATCTGTAGAAATTAAAAGTGATAACACTCAAGTTTCTGATAAACTTATTTCTATGAGTCTTGAAGAATCTAAAGATCCTGAATTTGTTCTAAGAGCACATGGGTATTCAAATTCCGAATGGGTTATTACAAGTGCTAAAAATAGTATGTGGCATATGAATACTAAAGAAGATGGAGTGAAAATTCTTTACAGTTCTAAGATAAGTGTGAAACCCAGAACTGAAATATTATTAAATGAAACTAATCTTGAGAAAATATTAGATAATTTAATTAATAATTATTCTATCCCTTCTCCTAAAAATATTAAATATAATTCTAGTACAAATGGTGATCTCCTTATTTTAAATATGGCAGATTTACATTTTGGATTAAAAAGCTATATGGAAACAAGTAATAATAAATATGACGATATAATTGCAACAGAAAGGTTTCTATATGTAATTAATGATGTTCTAAGTAGGATTAAGTATAAAGTAATAAATAAAATTATATTACTAAATTTAGGCGACATTTGTAATTTTGACACTCCATATCAGACTACAAAGGGTACGCCTCAAAATGATCATTCAGGAACATATTATTCTGTGTTTACAAAAGTGTCTAATTTATTAATTACGGCTATTGATAGTCTATTACAAGTTGCACCAGTTGAGGTATGGAATTGTAATTCTAATCATGATAAATATACTACTTTTGGAATATTTCAGGTTTTGAACGCTTGGTACAAAGACAATGATGATGTCTGGATTGATACTGGGACATTGGATAGAAAATATATTAAGTATGGGCGTGTTTTGATTGGCATAGCACACGATATTAATGAGAAAATTGCTTATAAGACAATACATAATGAAGCAAAAGAATATATTAGTGATTCAGATTATTTATATTGGTTTGTTGCTCATCAACATAAGACGATGATTATTGATGATTATGGCGTTGAGATTAGAAGATTGCCTACTATATCGGGTAATAGTGATTGGACGTATGCTCAAGGATATACTGGTACAATTAAAAAGAGTCAGAGTTTTATTGTAAGTAAGGAATATGGGATTATTGATATAATGAATACTGTGATTAAATGAAAATCGTCTGAAAGGTAATACATATATGGAAATATTAATGCCTCAAGATAAGATTATTGAAGAAATAAAGATTAATTCTGCTATACGAGATAGACGTATTTTTCTTTGTGAGGAGATAGATAGAGATAGTGTATTTAAGGTGATCTATTGGTTAGATAGACTTAAAACACTTGATAAAAAGAATAATACCAAAGAATCAATTGAAATAGTTTTGGATTCTTATGGTGGAGACGCTTACAGTACAATAGCATTATGCTCCAAAATAAAAAGTATGATTAATGATGGTTATAAAATAATAACTACTGTTCATACTGTAGCTTTTTCAGGAGGGTTTTGGTTACTTATATGCGGTAATGAGCGTAGAGCTTTACCTGATTCTAGAATTATGGTACATAATGCTATATCCGAGACATCTGGAAAACATCAAGATATGATTGATGATATGGAAGAAACTAATTCTATTTGGAAGAAACTAAAGTCAATTGTAATTAACAATACAAATATAACAGATGAACGTTTGGAAGAAATTAAGAAATTGAAATATGATTGGTATTTTTGGGGTTCTGAAGCAGTTCAAGATAATCTAAAAATAGTTGATTATTTAATTTAAGGAGAATTATAATTTATGTGCGATAACTGTAAAGATAATAAACAAGACCAATGTGATTCTGAAATAAAAGCCTCTCCCCTATCTTCTGATTCAGATCCAATTTTGTTTTTCGAACCATTAGAACTTACTACTGACAATTTAGCGGAAGACATTAATATTCAACTTGATAAAACTGAATTCATTAGAGGGTTAAAAGATGCATCATATGCTTGTGGTATGTATACAGCATTGATTAATTGTGGTATGAGTATGGAAGATAGTATTGGTATTATTATGAATAAAATGAATGTTGATCATAATATTTTAATGTCACGTATTCAGGCAGATGGTAGTATAGAAGTTTCTAAGAACACGAGTATATTAAAGGAAAAGGATATGCTATAAAAATAAAAATTTTATAAAAGATAGGTATTAATTAAGGTTCGAAACTTGATTAATTACTGATAAGATGGGTTTCCTAGCTCATCTTCTTTTATTTATCTAAAAAATAGGAAATTCGATTCGATAGGAGGGATTAAAATGGGTAAAAGAAAACACACTAACGATGAAATCAAAGAATTTTTTAATAATCATGGATTTGAATGGGTTGATGGCAATTATATAAATTCTAAAAGTAAATTAACATTAAAAGATAAGAGTAAATATTTATATTATGCTTGTCATGCAGATGTGAATCAAGGATATATTCCTGAATTGTTTCATAAATCAAATCCTTATACAATTAAAAATTTAGAATTATATATCAAACTAAATAATATTAAGTTAAGATTATTAAGCACTAAATACATATCAGCTAAAGACAAATTAATATTAATAGATAATGATGGGTATTTATATTATGGAAATTTACAACAAATAAGAAGTTTATCACCTATGAATAAGTTTGATATTTCAAATATATTTACTCTTAAAAATATAGAATTGTGGTTGAAATTAAATAATAAGCAATTTGTATTAGTTGATAATCAAATATATAATGGAGATAGAAAATATCTTAAATGGCAATGTTTAAAAGATGGTTGCGAAGAGATATTTGATGCGAGATGGAATGATATCATTTCAAATAGAAATTGTCCTTTTTGTAGAGGTTTAAAAGTAGGATTATCTAATTGTCTTGCTACTCTTAATCCAAAATTAGCATCTGAATGGCATCCGACAAAGAACGGAGATTTAACGCCTTATGATGTTACATTAGGGAGTAGTAATATTGATGTGTGGTGGAAATGTACAAACAATCCCAAACATGAGTGGGTTAAAGATGTATATTCCAGAAATATAGGAGTTGGTTGTCCTTATTGTAGAGGATTTTACGCATCGGAAGATTATAATTTACTATTAAATAATCCAGAGTTATGTAAAGAATGGGATTACAACACAAATGACAAAAGACCTGAAGAATACTCTCCTATTAGTGGCGAAAAGGTTAATTGGATATGTAAAGAATGTTCATGTGAATGGAATGCCAAAATAAGTAGCAGAAATGGAACAGTGAAAAGTGGTTGCCCTGAATGTAATAAATCAAAAGGTGAAAAGAAATGTAAAGAAATATTTGATTTAAAAAATATTTCATATATACCACAAAAAGAATTTGATGGTTTATTAGGATTAGGTGGTGGTAATCTTTCTTATGATTTCTATATTTTAAAATATAATCTTTTAGTTGAATATCAAGGTGAATATCATGATCAAATAATAAAATATAAGAATGAGTCAATAGAAACATCTAAAGAAAGATTTAACAGACAACAAGAACATGATAAACGTAAAAAAGAATACGCCAAAGAAAACAAATATAATTTCTTAGAAATTTGGTATTGGGATTTTAATAATATAGAAGGAATTATCACATCAGAAATACATAATATTGAGACAACAAAAATTTCAGCTAATACTACGATTGAATCTAGTAAAAATGTTGCAAACGCAAAAGATAAAGAAATGTTGTAATAGTATAATATAAAATAAATAATAAGGTGGAATAAAATTAATGAGTAATAAATTAACTCTATCAAATATATATCAAGTAATTGACAATCATATTGAATCTGAAACTCAATTTATGTTTGTTACAGATAAGAATCTTGCTGAATTAATTTGCGAATATGTTGCTGATAACTATAACTTGTATGACGAGGATATGGAATTGAGTGACAAATATAAGGATTATTATGTGAGTTTATATTATGACGAAGATGGTGTGAGTTTCTATTGTGAAACTGCAAGAGGTATTAGTGGTGAATATAAATTTACAGATGCAATGGAAGATCATGTGGATTATTTTGTGTGCAACGGTATGAGTGAACATGATGTTAATATTAAGTTGCAAGGTGAAAATTGTACTTGGTCTTGGATTGATTTAAAAGAAGATAATCAAGAATACATAGAGGATTGTGAGGATGAAGATTTGGAAGATAATGAATTAGAAGAGCAATGTGATTGTCCAGAATGTACTAAGAATATGTATCTTGCTGAATCTGTAAGGACTATGTTTGAGAATCAACTTTGCCCACAACATATTTTTAAGATGCTTCAAGATATTTATGATAAAGCATTTGATGATGGATATGAAGATGCAAGGAATGAGATGAAAGATTGGTTGGAAGATTGATTTATTCCTATGATATATTTCATTGCTCAGAATAATAATACTATAAAGATTGGATATAGTAAAGATATAAAAAAGCGTATTAAATCATTAAAAACTGCATCCCCTTATCCCCTATTATTGCTTGGATATATAGATGGTGATAGAGAGATGGAGAAGTATTTGCATGAGAAGTTTAAGAAACTTCATTTGGAAAGAGAATGGTTTTCTGTTTCTGAGGATTCAAGAGATTCAAGAGAAATATTAGATTTTGTGAATGATAATACTTTGACTAATACTTATTGTGATTTTGATGATAAGGGTGTTTTGAGAGTTTATAAGAAGATGAAAAATATAATGGATTTGTAGGTGTATAGAATCTTCTATCTTTAAGATAGAGGATTTTATAAAAGAAGATTTATTAATGAATATGAAGACATTGAACTTGAAATGATCAAGAAAGAATGTGTCAGGTTACATAAAATTCATGGTGTCGGCGTTTGTTTAACTAATAAAATTCATTCGCTTTTCCATAAAATTTATAAATATGGAGGAAGTACTGAAGAACAATTTAATGAATTTGTTGATAATTATTACAATGACAAATATAAAGATTTAGAATTAATAGATTAAAGTTAACGTTTTTTTAATTTAAGGAAGTGGAATAAATATGCCAAAGGTGGGTAGGCAAAAAACAAATAAAGTAAAAATTCCAAGCAATATTGAATTAACATGTGCTGCTTGCGGAGAACCAAAAAAAAGTAGCCAATACTATATTAGCTACAACCCCATTCATTCAACAGGGCGTATCCCGTACTGTAAAATTTGTCTTAAAAAAATGATATGTGATGAGCAAGGTAATGTAACTTTAGACAGAGTACAATCAACACTTCAATTAATAGATCGTCCCTTTATATATGACCTTTATAAAATATCATTAGAAGATAAAAATGATAATTTTGGGACTTATATGAAAAATTTATGCCTCAGACAAAATCGCGAATTATCATGGAAGGATTCTATTTTTAAACCACAACTAAATAGTAATGAATTAAATTATAGTAATAGTTTAGAAAACAATATAAAACAATCAGATTTTATTCTTACTAATACTATTGAAGAAAAATGGGGTTATGGTTACTCGGTGGATGAATACGAGTATTTTGAGAAGAAATGGAACAATCTTATAGGCAATTATGGAGAAAAAACATCTTTTCATATTGAAGGGTTGAAAACGTATATAAGATTTAGGGTAAAAGAGGAATTAGCAACCGCAAAAGGGGATGTAAAGAACGCAAAAGAATGGGGTTCAATGGCAAAAGATGCGGCGACAGCAGCAAAAATTAATGTTTCTCAATTATCTAAATCAGATATTAGTGGGGGAGTAGATTTACTCCCGCAATTATTTGAAGCAGTTGAATCGGAAGTTGGTATAATATCAATTTTACCACATCTTAAAGAACAACCATATGATGATGCGGATTTAATAATTTGGTGTATTGTAAATTATTGTCGTAGGTTGGAAGACAAACCAAGAATTGAATATAAAGAGATTTGGCAATTTTATGATCAAATGTTAGAAGAATACTATAAACAAAAAGGTTTTTCTAAAGAAAAAATAAAAGAAGAGAAAATTAAACGAAACAATATATTTAGAGATTTGGGTGAAGTATATAGAGAACCTGTATATGAGGAAAGTGATTTATAGTGGCGGGTTATGCTAATTTCGAAACAAAAAATAAAAAACATGAACATAATAGATATGATATTTATGAATCGGAATTTGAAACTCCATTTAAACATTCAGAACTTAATGTAAATACAATAACAAAACACATAGAAGAATTTGCTGAATTGTGTTCGTATCTAAGGTAAAAATATTAAATTTCTTGTGAATAAAACAGTTTATGAAAGGATGAATTATTATGGCAGATTTGCATAATAAAACTAGAGGTTGGGAAACTCAATGGTCTAAAGAAGAAGATGAGATTTTAATAAATAATTATCCTATTTTTGGTTGGGAAAAAGTAATAGAAATCTTACCACATAGAAATAAATCAGGTATTCAACAACGTGCATTTAAATTGGGCATTAAAAAATTAACGTATAACAAAGATTATTTCACTCGTATAAACACACCAGAAAAGGCGTATTGGTTAGGTTTTATTTATGCTGATGGATACGTCACTACGGGTAATAGATGGGGGATTGAATTAAGTAGCGTTGACCAAGAACATCTTCAGAAATTAATAGAATGTTTAGATAGCAACATTAGACTAAAATTTAGAAAGAGAAAGAGATTTACTAAAGAAATTGAGATGTGCGGGTTTCAAATCAACAATAAAAAAATGTATAAAGATTTAGTCTCTAAAGGAGTATTGAATAATAAAACATATATTTTACAATTTCCCGATGAGAATACATTACCTAAAGAATATTATTCAGATTTTATTAGAGGACTATATGATGGCGATGGTAGTTTTACTATCACTTCATTTAATAGTAAAAAAGATAAGATATATAATTATATTGTTAAAGAAATATCTTTGGTTTGTAAAAATAAAAAATTTGCTGAAGATCTAGTCTCAATAATTAATAGTGAAGTACATATAAATGCACGTTTAAATTATGTTAATAGAGATGATTTATATTCTATTAGAATTTCCAACAAAAAAGACTGTTTAATGTTTATAAATTATTTATATAATACAGATAATATCTGTTTATATAGAAAATATCTTAAAGCACAAGAAATTAAGAAATATTGCCTCACATAATAGCAATATTATGTTGTAATTCCGTGAACCTAGAAATCTAGGGTGTATATTCAACGTACAGTAACATTAGGAAATGAGTGTTAATGAATATGCTAACAGGGGAAGCCTAAGTCGGAAGATATGGTAATCCTGTGCCAAGCTTAATTTATTAAGAAGGTGCAACGACTATCCTATTTAGGAGTACATTTTACGTGAAAATCGTAATTTGGAAGCGCGGAACATCCATAAATATGAATGTGGATGAAGATATAGTCTAATCTTATATGAAAATATAAGTGGCGATGGGTCGCCAGATATCTTCTGGGATATGTACAAACCAGAAACAGGTGGATTAAGTTTCGATTTACATCAAAGAGTAATGATTAGACTATTAGCACGATTCCCAGAAAACTATTTTTGTGCTCCTAGAGGAATTTCCAAAACTCTTGTTCATGTAATGGCACAATATCATACGGCATGTTGTTTCCCTGGAGTATCTTTATCAATAACAGCTTCAACTAAAGAGCAAGCGGTTAAAATATGGAAAGATAAACATGATGAAATTTTAAAATTTTATCCATCGTTTGCAGATAATATTAGATATGCACATTTTTCTAAAGATACTGGGAAAGTAGAATTTGTTAATGGAAGTATTATTGATAATCTTGCAAACTCACAACAAAGCAAAGGTTTGAGAAGGCACAGAGGTGGACTTGAAGAAAGTGCTTTGATTGACAAAGACACGTATGATGACTGTATTGAGCCGATTTTCAATATAGGCAGAACTACTATGACAAGCGCAACAGATCCTGAAGAATTAAACGGTCAAATCAATAGATATAGTACATCAGGGTATAAAAATAGTGATGAGTATGAAAAAATATTGACTACTGCAAAAAATATGATTGATTTAAAAGGTACTTTTGTATTTGGTTCTGATTGGTTTATTCCTGTTCATTTTGGAAGACAAAAAAAATCTACAATTGACAAGGCAAGGAAAAGTAACATTATACGCTTTAAACAAAATTATTTGTGTGATTGGGTAGGGGTTAGTGATGGAGGATTAATTAACATTAGTAAATTAATAAAAGCTAGGGTTGTAAGTCCTCCCGAATTAGGGTGTCCAAAAGACAAACGAGGAAATTTGGAAATATGCGAATATGTAATAGGAGTAGATGTAGCTAGAAGTGCATCTGAAAGTAACAATAAAACTTCTATTGTAGTTTTAAAAATTATTAGAAATAATAGCGGTTCAATACGACAGATTCAATTACATAATATAATAAATCCTCCAAATGGTTTAAATTACGAAGAACAATCAGTGATTGTAAAAAGAGTATTTTATAAATATGGAGGAAATTTGGATTTAGTAAAATCAAGAGTCAAAGCCGTAGTAATAGATGGTAACACCATTGGACAAGGTTTGGTTGAAAAATTATTGGAAGATGTCACTGATTATGAAACTAATGAAGAATATGGAGCATGGGCAACAATCAATACTGACGATAAATCTAAATCATCTAATGCTCCAGAAATACTTTATGTTTTAAAAGCACAAGGAATTAATGGAGATATCATTAGAAGTTTTATCAATTATGTTGAATCAAATACATTAAAATTAATTAAAACTTTTGATGATGTTAAAGATAATTTGCCAAAAGATATAAAAGAAGATGATTTACTTAATTTTGAATTAGCTTGTACTCAGGTTCAATTGTTGATTGACGAAGTAGCAAATTTAAAATTAAAAAAAACACAAACCGCTGTGACAGTTGATCCAGTTATTAAGAGAATAGACAAGGATCGTTACTCTGCCACGGTTTATGCTTTATATTATATTGCTATGTTTTTAGAGCATGAAGAAGATGATTCAGACTATGATTTTGTATTCTCATACTCATAATACAATAAATAAATAATAATTTTCCAAGAAAGGAGGTTCATCTATAATTGTCAGAACAAATTGAAACAACAACCTCTCCCCCAATCTCTACTTCAAATGAAGTTGAATTAAATTCATTATCTTATAATTCATATTCTTTTTCAACAGGTAGATTAGATACAGATAATATTCCAATGAGTGATTTAAAGCAATATGTTAAATATCCAATGATATACAATGAAATATTGAGAACAATATCTAGACAATCTTATAGTTTAAATGGTATCTATGGGCAGACCATAGATAAAATGATAGCACTTCCTACTTTATCTTATATAACTACATTAAGAAACAAAACTCCTCAAATGAAAGAAAAAAAAACAAAGTTTAATATTTTACTTAAAATGTTGAATATTGATAGGACAACTAGAGATATTTTAAGACATTTATTTATAGACGGGACATATGTAGGAGTCTTGAGAGATAGTTCCGCATCAAATAAAAAAATAGATACTAGTGGAATGACTATTGAAAGCATTGATAGATTAGAAGGATTGTCTTTAGATGATAATCTTATGATACAACCTTTAGATTTAGATTATTGTAAAATAATTGGATTTCAAAATAATATATCAATTGCTGCTTTTGATATGATGTATTTTGATCAATTTAAATATGGTGGATTATTAAACGAAATTAAAAATTATCCACGTAATTTTATTAAATCTTATATGAATTACAAGAAAGATTCTAGTAAACGATGGTTTGTATTAGATTACAGAAAAACTATTGCTTTAAAAGCAAAAGCAAATGAAATTGATGCTTGGGGAATTCCTTATGGAATTTCTGCGTTTGCGGATATGAAGTCAAGTCAAGATTATGATGATAGTCAATATAAATTAATTAGTGAATTAGCAAGTAGCATCTACTATTTGATCTTGCCTGAAGGGGAAAAGAAAGGCAGTTCTAGTCTTAATAAAGACCAGCAAAAAGAAGTTATTGAAGCTTTCAAGGGTGCAGTAAAGGTAAACACTGGTGGTGATACCGCAAAAATCTCAACTTTAAGCCTCGCTCCTGGAACAGAAATTAGCAGACTGAGTAAAGATTCTTCGTTAATCAAAGATACCTTGAGTGATGAAAACATGAAGAAAATAGCAACTGGTTTAGGTATGGCTAGTTCTGCTTTAAATGCTGAAAGCAATAGTGCAAATTTAGGTAGTTTACAAATTAATTTAGACTTAATTTCCGCACAAATATTTCAATATGTCAATGAAATAGCAAAAGAGGAAACCAGAGTAATTAATGAAAATTTAGATATTTTGCCGAATAGTTATATTAATATTGAATTTCTTCCGATAACGTGGCTAAATAAAGATTCTGTATATAGTAAAGCTAAAGAATTATTTACTCTTGCTGGTGGTAGTCGTAAATATTTAATAGCTTGTGCAGGATTCGATGTTGATAGTTATTTATCTGCTATGGATGAAGAATCCGAAGAAAATTTTGATGAAAAATATCCTGCCCATATAACTTCATTTACAGCTACAGATAATGCTGATACAGCAAATGAAGACGGTAATTTAGGAGGTAGACCAAAAAAGGATACTTCAGAATTAAAAGAATCAGGATTGATAACGAAAAATTTAAAAAGTAATGAACAAAGAGTTAAAAATAATAAGTAATATTATAATTTTTAATAAGAGATAGGTTGGGCTTGCAATCCAACTGATAAGACTGGTTCCTTTCACCAGTCTTCTTTTATTGTTTAAATTTAAGTAAAGAAAGGGGATTTTAATTTCATTAGAAAGGAATGATAAAAATTTTAATAAGTAAAACAGCAATTGTAAAATGGAATATTAAAAATATAGAATGGTATATTGCAAAAGGATATAAGTTTACAAAAATAAAAGATAAATTCGAAGTATTAGTTGAACATTTAACTAAAGGAAGTCATTCTTTAGTTAAAGTAAAATGTGATTGTGAAGAGTGTAAAACTATAGATACAAAATTAATAATATGGAAAGATTATATAAATTGTATTTTAAAAAATAATAATAAGTATTATTGTAAAGAATGTGCTTTATTAAAACAAGTTGAAAATATAAGATTAAAAAGATTGGCAAATGGTATATCATTTGAACAATGGTGTATTGACAATAATAAGCAAGATATATTAAACAGATGGGATTATGAGTTAAATAATTGCAGTCCTTGTGATATTAATTATTGCACTCAGAAGAAATATTATTTTAAATGTTCAAGAGGATTACATAAAAGTGAATTAAAAAATATAAAAAGCTATGCATATGGTCGTGATGGTAGCATAGATTGCAAAGCATGTAATTCCTTTGCCCAATGGGGTATTGATAACTTAAGTGGAGATTTTCTTGAAAAGTATTGGGATTATGATAAGAATAAAGATATTAATCCTTGGAAGATTGCAAGATGTTTTAGTGGTAAAAAAGTATGGATTAAATGTCAAGAAGTATTATATCATGATAGTTATCTTGTTTCTTGTGGTGATTTTACACATAAAAATAGTAGATGTTCTATATGTAATAAATCTAAAGGTGAAAAAAGATGCAAAGAAGTATTTATCTCCAAGAATTTCATAGAAATATTGCAAGAAGAACATGATAAATTATTAGATATGGATAAATATAATAATACATATTTTATCTCACAAAAAACATTTGATGGTTTGATAGGATTAGGTGGTGGTTTATTATCTTATGATTTTTACTTACCAAAATATAATTTACTAATAGAGTATCAGGGAGAATTCCATGATGGAACTGCTTATCAACAATCTAAAAAAGATTTTGAAAAACAATTCGAACACGACAGACGTAAAAAAGAATATGCTAAACAACATAATATGATATTACTTGAAATCTGGTACTGGGATTTTGATAATATCGAAGAAATTTTAGAAAATGAATTATATTTTAAAATATAATGATAACTATATTAACTTAAAGGAGGTGAGAAAAACGAAAAACAGTGTAATAGAAATTTCAAAAAAGACATCTATGGCAGGTAGAACGCCAATCAAATTAATTCTACATCAAATTCATAATGATTCCTTGGATTATAATGGGAATGGAATTCATTGGGATAAGGGATATACCGAGAATAATATTGAGTCGGTAAAAGGTATGCCTTTAGTAGCCCAGTTTATGGACAATGAAAATAAAATTCCTTTTGGCAGTCATGGGGATATGGTTGTAGAAGAAAATAGAGTTATTTTTGAAGATAGTCTTGTAGTTGGATCTTTTGAAAGCGGATACATAGCCGAAAATATTGAAGTTAATAATGAAATAATTGATGCATTAGTAGGTGTTGGGTATGTGTATGATCAAAGATTTCCAGAATTAATTGATTATTTGCAAGAAGAATATGACAATGGTAATTCTGTAGAAGGTTCAATTGAAATTTGTGCAGATAAATCATTGGGTAATAAGAAAATAATTTACGATGGAGGATGGAAAGAAAAAAACAGAATTCCAAAATCCTATCAATATTCTGGACATGCTCTTGTAATCGGAGAGGTTCCTGCGGATAAATCAGCTCTTATGTTGGAGCTTAATACACTCAAGAAAAAAGAGGTGAATACATTGTCAGATAATTTAGATAATATAAATAAAACAACAATTGAACTAAATGCTATGAATTATAATGATATTTCGATGCTTGTTGAAAGTAAATTTAATAAAAAATGTAATGAAAACGAATCAGATTTTTCTTATTATTATGTTCATAAATTTTATCCAACTATTTCAACTTTTATAATGAAGTCTTGGGATAAAACTGGAGAATACCTTCAAATAACTTATTCAGTTGAAAATGGAGAGGTTGTCCTTGGTGATATTATTAACAAAGTAGAAGAGGATTGGAAACCTGTAAATGGAGATCAATCTGTCGAAGTTAATACACCAATTAAAAATATATTAAACAATCAAAAAATCAATCAATCAAAGGAGGAAAGTAAAAAAATGGATGAAAAAATTGTATTAGAACTTAATCAAAAAATCGAAGATAAAATCAATGAAATAAATACATTGAATAAAT